GCCGGCTAACGCAAAAAGCCAAAACAAGCACCGCGACGCTCAAGTCGCGAAAGAACTCTCGACAACCTCCAAGACACTAACGGGTGAAGCTTAAAAAGAGTAGAAGGTGGAAGCGACAAAGCCTCCACCAAACCCTTTGGCCACACCAAACTAGTGTCTTGCTTCTCCAACAACCTCCGACGAACAAAGGACAGAAGAGACTTCTGGTCTCGATAGCGGGTCTGGCCCACAAAAAGTGGGAAGCGTGAGGGCGGCGAAAAGCCCATACGCTTACACTTAGCAGACCGCGCAGAAGCGAGACTAACAAGTCTCTTCACGTCCTTCTTCGACCTAAAAACCTCCAGCTCTAAATTCCACTTCTCCCTCTCTAAAGGCAAAGGTCGAAAGCGAGTCGCAGCGCACCACAAAGAAGAGACTTCAGAAAGAACGTCACGCGGAACCGAGCACCAGCGAACTGGTAAAGGAACCATCGGCTCTTTCAGGGGCGAAGCCTCTTCAGGCACAGGAGGCTCAAGAACGTAGCTAAACACGTCACTTTCGTGACGCATGAAGCCCTTCTTACGGAGCCAAGCAACTTGCTTCTGACCGGAAAAACCGGCCTTAAAAAAAGACCATCCATGAGAAACCACAAGCCTCGAACCCAGAGACATAAGCCACTCAAAAGAGCGCTTATGAAGGGACGAGCGTGGCCTAAGCCACCGAGTAGCCTCACGGATTGTCACACCAAGAGAGACAGGAGAAGAAAGATCGAACTGAGCGGGCCTTAAAAAAGGAACCGGGCGAAAGACACCGTTCTTCAACTCAAAAAGAGTTGAATTGATGTTCGCGAACCGAGAAGAGACTTTCGTCTTCTTACGATTCACAACTGACAGTGTCGCCGCGGCTTCCTTAAAAAAGGCGTCAGGACGATCAGAAAAAAAGAGCAAATCATCACCGTTGACAAGGCACCGATCAAAAGAACGAATCTCACGAGAAGTGAGAGACGTATGATCGCTAGTCCAAAGATAAAAGAAAAAAGTCTGCAAACAGAGCAACGGGAAGCTCAAAAGAGATCCCATCATCTGCCCCATAGACAGCTCAACATCCTCATCCGCGTACCGAATACGCGGGCGAAGAGAACGAAGAGCCGCATCCTTTATCGAAGGAGGAACGTGCCGAGAACGAGACA